TCCCTCTCTATTGAGAATTGTTCCCATTAAGCTGCGACACGCCGGGCTGGTTGACATGTGCGGTGTTGTGTGCTACGTGAATGTGTGCGTGAAAGAATTGTCGTGTTTTCGGCGTGTTGTGTTTGTGGTGTGGTATTATTGGGATTGTCAGAAAAAAACAGCATTAAAAAAGGAGCAGAAAAAATGAGTAAGGTTGTTGACTGGAACGGGCGTGAAATTGATTTTGATGCAGCGGTTGCTCTTATGGATGATGATATTCGTGAAGAGCTTCATGAAGAACTTAGCCCGTGCACTGCGCAACGTTTTTTCAACGCGTATCTTGAACAGCATTACGCGGACTATGGTGAAGAATTTACGATCTGAAATAAAAATATAGCCACCCGGCAATATTGCCGGGTGGCACAGAAAAAAAGGATGAATTAAAAATGATGAAATTAAGTGCCTATGTTATCGAGTTGCCTGATAATGCGTATAAGGTCGGTATCGAAGGTGTGTATACGGGAATTGTGTCGGGTAATGATACTTTTGATTCTGCACTTGCTGATGTCATTGAATGCATGTTGTCTTATGATTATGATTATGAAGAGGTTGCCCAGGCGGTGACTCGTAAGGGTCGTTGCTGTCGTGTGTATGTTGTTACGGTTGATAATGGTGATGACTGATATTCGTAGTATTGAGTGTGATTAGTTTTTGAGTGATAACAATATAGCCCGGTAATATTACCGGGCTATATTGTTATCCAACCACCTTAGTAGGACCGAAATATATTTTGTTGGTATCGGGTTCGATCACGGTATCGGATATTTGTATGCCGCGCGTGTTGCCGCATGCTATTAGGTTTAGTACACATCCGCCGTTACGATATTGTACTATGTCATTCGGGGCGAGCGATGGCGTAACCATGTATGTGAATGATGCACAATGGTCTGAGCATTCTATCTGTGTACCAGTGTTGGTTATGGTTATTTTCCCGGTGCTGGGTACTCGGAGGCCACCGAAACCGGTTGGCATTAGTTTGAAACATGTGTAGTCGCCTAGGATTACTAAATATCCAGTTAGTCGCAATTGTCCGTGTTCGGCATCGTTTAGTGTTGTGGATATTTTTATCGTGTTGGGTTTGGTTATCATTGTAGCGACTTCGAAGACACTGCATATTTGGTTTATTGTCGTGAACTTTGGTTTAAGCGAGTCGGCGGCTATTTCTATGGTTTGTGCGATTTTTGCGGTGTGTCCGCCTATTGTGTGCGGGGTTGCGTTACTTGGGAACGATACCCAGCCGCCCCAATTGAGATATGACGTCGCGTCGTCATTGCAGATTGAACGGGCGCATGCCCATAGATTGCCTTCGTTATCAAATTCGCCGGCCTCGTATTCGCCGATGCGTCTTGACATGAGTAGATCGGTGGCCATACAATTGTACCATTGCAATGTCTTGGTGCGTACGTCGTAGAGGTATGCGAACATGCGTGTTGTGTAGCCGAAGATCTTGTTATTGTATGCGCTGATACCCTGCCCCATGAAGTCCGTACCCGTTGGGCGGTTACCTATGATAGTGGTGCTGTAGTCGGTCATGTTTATTTCGTATATGTTCGGGTTGTTGCGACATATGCAATATACTTTGTTGGTGATCGGGTCTTTGGTGATACCGGCTATGCCGTGTAGCGGTATGGGTATGTTAACGCTGGTGTTGAAATTGTTATCATACGCCAGTATACCGGTATAGTCGGTTGTCCCGTCTAACGTGATGGGTGCGACCCATATAGGCGTGCTGGGGGTTGCGTCGATATATGCCATATCGTTAAAGTGACCCGCGTTGATTGTTTTGTTGGTGGTTATCGTGTTGCTGGCCATATCAACAATTACGATTTTTGGTTGTCCGCCCTCGGAGGTAATGTTATTGCAGCCGAAATACACGATGTCACCATGTTTAAGTGTCGACTGTGTGCCGTAATTGTGTGTGATGAATCGCGCTTGTATGGTCATGCCTATGACTGTGGACATATCGCCGGTGCTTGCGTCATAGACGTTGTGCAGTAGTTTTTTCGCGTCCGTCGGGTTACTTGCGTTAAGCGCGGTTAGTGTTTGATTGATGCTGTTGATATTATTGTCGGTGGTGTTTACCCAGTTTTGCGCTTTTTGATCGGTATCCCACTCGATTGCGCTGAAGCGCGTAAGTGCGTTATTCGCTTTTTCGGTTGTAACAGCCAAGTCGCTTTCGGTGGCGTCTATTTTGTTTTTTAGGGCGCTTGCGGTGTTGCTGACGGTTACGCCCAGTGCTGTGAGATTGTTGTTTATGGTTTGTGTTTCCGTTATCGCTTGTTTGGCGCTGTTGAGTGCAGCGGTGGCGTTGCCGTTGATCGTCAGAAGTGTTTCATCGATCGTGCGTATCGCGCTGTTGTATTGGTCGGTTAAGGCTGCGGGGTCGCCGGTATCGTATAGATCGAGGTTGAAATTATCGGTTGTGCTTGCCATGTTTAGGCCTCCTTACGGGTGTCGGTTATGTGGTGTATTTGTATTTGTATGTCGAGCTGGTGCAGTTTTTTGTCTATGAGTTGCATACTGCGGTTGTATGCGTCGCGTAGGTCGGCCACTGAACCGGTGTCGTATAGTGGCAGTTGGATGAATGGTGTGGTGGGCATGGTGTCTCCCCTTTACTGTATGGGCGGGTAGGGGTTGCCGGTTTGCGGGTCGGTTACGCGCGGTGCCGGGTTGTTGAATATTGTGAGGTTGCCGATTGCGGCGGTTTCGTCGGTGCGGTGTTTTGCCATGTCGTCCACGGTTTTGGTGGCGACCTGATTGACGCGTGCCCCGAACACGGCAAGATCTCTGTACATGTTGCGCATGGCTATCTTGCTGTCTACATAGGTACCTTGTGTAGGGTCGTAGATCACCATTTTATCACCAACATGCTCAAGATTGTCCAGCAATGCCGCCAGTGTTTTTTCCATCGCGCTGACACGCGCTTCGACGCGGTTTTCAAACGTTTGCATGTCCACGCTCAGTGTGTTGATCGCGGCTGCGAGCGTGTCGAAATACGCCGTGATATGATCGTATTCGCACGCGAGATGCTTTATGATTTCCTCTGTGCTTTTTGCATCCCAGTAGAACGCCGGTATTACGGGCGTGTACGGCCACACGCTGTACAAGGGTAGCGGGAACATGTGTGTTTTGCCTCCTAATAGTTGTTTATGGCGACAGTCCACAGTGGGCTGAAACATGCGTTTATATGCTCCAATAGTAGCACGTCGATATCCACGTAATCGCCTTGGCGTATCGCCTTGACCTTGTCCATGTAGTTGCCGTTGGCCACGGTCTCATACTCCATGTCTGTGGCATTGCTTGCGTAATCCTGGCCGGTCGCAAGCTGTGTCGCGGGGAAGTCCGAGAACACGGTTCGCGTCTTGTGCCACGTGTCGGCATCCGTCATAAATATTCCGGGGTTTCCGGCTGCAAGCTCGTAGAGCGGTTTGAGTACGGGCATTATTTCGGCGATGAGGCGCAACAGGTGCCGCCGCCATCTGCCCGGCGGCATTACGCCTAGCTCGCGGTCATAATACCGGTTCTCGATCTTTGCGCAGCACCGGGAATATTGTGTGTCGTCGTATGCGTCATCACGCCATGACCATTGCGGCGTTGTCCAGTCAATGCCACCGGCTACGAGCAATTCTCCCAATGTGATCGTTGTCACGGCATGATAATCGGGTGCGGTTTCGCCGGGAACAAACGGCGATATCATGTCAGATGTCTCCATTGTCGTTGTCCTCCAGTGCTTTGATGTTGGTCATGTAATTATAGTTTTGGCTTATGTTGTCCTGATTCCACACCACCTCGATGGGTGCATTCAGATATTGCGCGAAACGTGTGTTGAGTATGTCGCATGCGGCTCGGCGTTCCTCAAGCTCGGACAGCGCACGGAGGTCGGTGGGTTCACCGTAATCGTTTATCTCATCCGCCGTCTGCCGCTCCATCTTCATGGGCAAGTTCTTTATACCCAGCGACTGGTAAAAAGCGTTCCACGTGTTTTGTATGTCGTTCTGTAATTCCATGCCGATATATTCCACGTTGGTCTTGAGCACTTGCGCCTTCATCGAGTCCGTGAAACCGGGCGTTGCCATGATGGCCATCTCTCCGCCTGATATTTGCTTGATGACGTTGACACCCGCCGTTTGCTGGCCGGCGGGCACCTCCAAGATGAACGGGGTTTTCTGGTGAAAACGGTTTTGACGTCGCGTCGTGTACAGATCTTCTATCTCATGCGCGAAAAACTCAAGCGTTGGCACCAATGGCGTACGTGCCTTGTTGCTGTATATAAAGACACCGTTGGAGTTGTTTACGTCGAAGTGCCATCCGTTTATTCCGTAGGATGTCCATTTCTTCGGACGGTAATACACGTTGAAGTCGGAATTGACAACGGCTTGTGTGGAAAAGAACACGCCGGGCTTGCTATGCGGGAAAGCGATTGTAGCATATCCGTAGTACAGCAGATTATACTCTAGAAACCATGCGTTGCACGTTTTGGGCAGATTCAGCCATTTGAACCGTGACAGTGCAATATTGAGCATCTGCGAATAAGCCATATAATACGCCTGTGTGTTGAGTTGCTGCGACTGCTGCCACACCGGCAGACCTTTTTCCCCGATGGCCGCGCGGGTCGGCGGGCACTTATGCGTGCGTTTACGTCCCATATAACACCTTTTTTCGCTAGTTGATATTCGCGGCGAGATAATCGCCGCCTATTTCGGTGGGGTCACTCCAGATTGTAACACCCGCCGTGAATCGATCGCGTATCGCGTCCAGTGCGTCGTTGGGGGCGATGTCGTTGGTGAGCCACACATCATCCGCCCTCCAATACGTATAATGCCTGCACGCCGTGAGATTCGGCCTGTTGTAGAGTTTGTTGCTTGCTATGCCGTATCGCAACATATACATACCAGCTTGTGTTAGTGCGCTTTTGGCTTGCGTGCGAACCTTGACGACATACGCCCGTTGCGCCATTTCGTCCGCCCACGGGTCACCCGTGTACGCGCCAACGGGTGCCGGCGGCTGATTGTACATGTCACGATACGTGTTCGTGGCACTGTCACGTGTCGTGAGCATACTACGTTTAGCGTTGCCGATCGTCTGGGCACGGGTCGAGTCGGCATTGGCGTTGCCGGTGTCCGTCGTCGCGACCGCGTTGGCATTAGATGCGGTTATGCTGTTCGCGGTCATTTCCGTACTAGCCTTGTTGTTTGCATTCGTGGTGTCGGTTGCTAGTTTCTGCTGCCGGGTGGTTTGCTGTACTGCAAAAAATTCTGCATGACTCTTTACGTCACGGTTCTGGGTTCGGGCTAATTCCGCTTTATTGAACAGTGCCGTATTCGATGCGTCAAATATCGCTTTTTGATTGGTGATCGCAAGCGCTGAGTTATAGCCGGACAACCCTACGTTTATGCCTGTGGTGGCAAGGGTTGACATCGCACCTATGGCAAACGGGGCGGCAGCGCCACCCGTGGCCGCTGTGGCCGCGCCGCTCGCCGCGATGCCCACAATCGCGCTACTGGCATTCGCCACCATGGATGACACATTGGATAAGGCGTTCTGCGTCACGCCCGCGTTGAACGTCGCTTGTGCCACGCTCTGATCCTCGACAACGTCGGAAAGTATCTTAGTATTGACGCTTGTCAAATCGTCATCCATTTGCGTTTGGGTATACTTAAGCATGTCGTCAGCCGCTGTGTTGTTGAGATTTTTGACGTCGGTGCGCAGCGTGTTGCCTCGCGCGGTGTTGGTTGCTTGTGCGGTGTTGGCGCGTGCTGTGTTCGATCGCATCGTGTTATTACTACGGTACGTGTTTGCTTGTGCGGTGTTGGCTGCTTGCGCGGCGTTTTCGTACGCGGTTATCGCGTTCTCGCGGTTTTGTCTGATCGTGCGATTGTAGTTCGCGCCGCGATATGCGTCGATATTACGTCTTTGTAGCGCATACGTGGGGATATCGTACGATACGAGCGTTGCGAGCACGTCCGCATTGGGCAGATGTCCGCTTATGGTCTCGCCTGTGAGGTTGCTCACGGCGATAGTGGTGCTGCCGTCCGCACCGTATCCATCCAGATACGCGACCTGTCGCACGAGCGGATACGCAACGGATACCAACGTTCGCACGCTGAGCCGGCCGCAATCCTCGATATTGATCGTGGTTGACCTACCCCACGTGTCCGTGATCTCCAATACGCTGTACGGCGATATGTACAGTTTGGCCACGTCGGCGACTTCAGGCGGCATGTCGAAGTCCTCCGGGGTCAACGTGATGCCGCTTAACGTGCGTTCCGTGTCTATGATGGTCATCCATGCGACACCGTTGACCATGACGGGCGCACTGGTGCCGCGAACGCACATGTCTGCGGACACCACGAAGCACGCGCCTATCCCCGAAGTGATGTGCGGGTAGTACGAGAACAGATCATTGATGTATTCGCCGGTTACGTCGCTTGCACGTAGCGCAAACACAGTCCAGTTGTTCGGGGTGCGTCCGCGCTGTGACGCATAGGCCGTTCCGAGCGTACGGCACCCGCTCACGTCTATGCCCGCTGTGCCCCACGTCCATGATGCCACGGTGCCGTCGTTCGCTCCGTAGACGGGTTCGGTGGCGGTTATGTCGGCGCCGCGCGTGCGTGCCATCTCCTCCAACCTGATCGCGCCGAACGCGCACGGAAAACATATATATTTATCGCCACCGGTCAAAACGGTGCTCTTGGTATTGGTGATACGATTGTTCGCAGCACCGTAATTGACATCTGGCGCAAGCATGTCGACACTGTTTTCGCGCGGGTTGTCCAATAGCTTTGCGGGTGTCATCCCGATCAACGGCTCGTGTCCCCGAGCCAGCAACAGGCCGTTTATCGTCGTCGTGTTGATGTAGTCCGTCCACATGTCGCGTTGCAGTACGACGGTGGTCGTATTGGGTGCCTCTGCCGTGACATCCGTGATGTAATAGTGGTATCTTGTCTGGCAGTCCGATTGCTGTAGCGGTGATTGCAGTATATCCGTCGTAAAATCGACCACGATGTAGTTATATCGTTGAGCGGTCATGTACGGCACTGGTATTTTGATGCCGTCCGTATCGGCGCGGGCGATATACATGCTGGTGTCAAGATGCACGGTCTCGCCGTCCAGTGCGTCGAACCACGCATCACGTGCGGTGTCGTCGCGGAACTTAACGGCATCGTGGCCGTCGTTACGCCATTTTACGTGACATAGTTTTATCTTGGTTTTCGGTGTCCACATATTATAATCGTATGTGTTGGCGTACTGATCGTACACGTGCACGTCAGCGCCGGGAAACGATGTGGCGTTATCCAAGTGCGGAAATTTCATATATACCTCTATTTTTTCGCAAAATAAAATCGGGGTGCCGGTGTCACCCGGTACCCCGATACTAGCATGTTACGACGCGCTGCACATTATTTTACGGTGAACGCGCAAGTCGCCGTATGCGTCGTCGTCTCGCCGGTCGGGTTGACGTATGTCGCCGTACCCGTCACCGTGATAATGTCGCCTGCCGTCAGGCCGTCGCGCTGCACGTGCAAACGTGCCTGATCGTCGACAAACGTGTTGACATCGAGCGCGAACGGCGATGCAGCGCCCTCAGCGCCCGCCGCGTGGGTTGCAGATACCTCGTACGTGGCGGAGTTCGGCGCGACATCGATGGCGGTGCCGGTCGGTTCCACCGTCGCCGTGAGTTTCGGGGTGAGCTGGAGCACGTCGCCCGCCTTGACGTCACCCGTCTCCGAGGTCAGCGTGAACCCGGTCACGTTCTGTGTGACCACCTTGATGGAGGTACCCGAATCAGTCGTGAACAGTGCGCACGGCGTGAACGGGCTTACGCCGTAAACGCCCCAGTGATTGAGATACAACGTGTTAGTCAACGTCTGGGGGTTGTAGAACTGCGTAGTGCCGTACATGGTGTCACGTACCTGATACCAGTCTGTAGACACAAGCAACGCCACCGCGCCCGGAATGCCAAGACTTGGCACTTGAATAATACGATAGGGCACGTCCGCCTTGTCCAGTTGAAACACCGCGCTCAATGCGTCGACATCGAGCGACGCGAGATATTCCGGCTCGATCAGCAACACCATCTGTTGCGGGTTGGCGTAGGCCGGAATGTCGGTTATATTCAGCGCATTGTACTGTATGGACGGGAATTGCATTCGTCCAGCCGTCGAACGAAGCGCCTTGAGAAGCGTCTTGGCGGTCGTTTCATCGGACGGGACGGCATCGAGATGAACCTTGTAGAAACCGAGATTCTGTTCGTAATGACGTATCAGCGCAAGCATGATGTTCATTTCGTCGTAGTTATCACTGTTGCGCGGGGTCTCCATGATCTGAGCCATGAAACGATTCAGCCCGAAATCATCCACGAACGCCTGACGAAGTTCGTCGTCCGTCCATGATATCGGGTACTGGTCACGGCGGTTCTGTTCGTAGAACCATGCGGCGGCTTCAGGTCGGTGCATCTTCAACAGCTCTTCGGCATCGTCCTTGTATCCGTGCGCCTTAATCCATTTCACGGCGATTTCCTGCACCGTCGATCCCCAATATAGGTTTTCTTTTTTGAAAACGTCAAGCGGGTTCTTGAAGGGTTCGTTCTGCGCCATCACCGTGAGGCCGATACGATTGACCATGTTCCATACACAGTCGTTGAGGTATTGCCGGTTCATGGGGTCGAACAGGTATCGCATGGTGTTCGCGACACCGGTCTGGGTGGCGCTCGGTATGCGTTGCTGATAGTCGTCGGTGCCCTTCAGTCGCACCTTGTCCAATATGGTCGCGTTATCTACAGCCATGATGTTTTCCCCTATCCGTTAGAGTGTGTAATCGAGGTTTTCCAAGTCGTCCGCAGCGGCCTCGGCGACGGTCTCCGCCACGTCGTCCGTTTCCTTGACGGTCGCCCCGTTTTCGACCATCTGCGCCACGGAGTCGGTGAAATTATCATAGATGCCGTCTATGCGTTCGTTCATCGCGTCCATCTTGTCAAGCAGACGTGAAAGCATGTCGCGTAGATCGTCGAACTCGCCCACGCGGTGTGCTTCGTCGGGGGTGAGGTCATCGCGCTCGGCGGTGTCCCTTTCCTCGGTGGTTTCGTCATCCATTATTTTTCCTTTCATATATGAAAAAGTCGTACCGGCGAACGAATACCGAACCGGCACGACTTAAGATTAGCATACTTGCAACATGATTCATAACGGTGAGCGGCGCGTTTTTCCCTCACGGCCATATCATTGGCGGAGTCAACCGTGGTTATCAATGATAATGTTTTATCGCCCCTCGCTACGACACCTTGCGTATGCCGTAATTATTTTACACCAAAATTTCTAAGCATTGCAATTACGGCGTGTTGTGTTATCACCATGTCATAACGTAGATATCCTAATGCATAATATGACGTAAGATTTCTGATTAAGTCTTTTGCGACACCAGCCGTAAGATAATTAAGTTTATTATCATCCGTCGTAATTGCGAAATATGGTACATGTGTACCCCCGTCATATTTTGCGGATATGAAAACATATCCGCAACGTAAGTCAACATAAACGCCATACTCACGACGCAACCAACGGAAAACATAAGTAAGTTTAGCATGCTTGTGCGGTTTTTCAATAAAATCAGTGTCATGATGTTTGAATTTATTTTTAGCGGTGACATCATCGTTATTTTTCATCATGCGTCCCGCAACTGTGTTTTTCGTTTTCTGTTCAGCGTATTCAGCGTCTTCAACATAATCGAAGACACACGTTTTACCACCAAGCCAATGCAGACCGAAGTCAGGCTCTAAGGGCACATCATAATGTTCAAAATATGGGTTATATGCGTCGCACGCATTACCCAATAAAAAAATTCGCGGCTTACGTAGCTTGTTATTGTCGGCGCGTTCGCGCGTGACGGTATCTACAAGATTGGCTAATTGTTCATATTCGTTGCGCAAATAATGATGAAATATATCGTCGGGTTCTATGATAACTTCGTCCATGCAAATATTACGTACATTAACATATGTGCTTTTCTTCTTCTGCTGCTGTAATGATAATGGAATGAAATAACCACATGTCCGCCATTTTTTATCACCATTACGACATATTTCAGCCACATTGTTACATACCCTAAAATCGTAGTCGGGAAAAATATTGTCCTTTATTATCTTGTCAAAATATTTTGCTGCAACGTCGTTGTTTTCTTCTCGATACCTTGTAACCTCAACAAAACAAATATTGTTTTTAATATAATCCTCTACCATGTACCGACGTACACCGTAAGTTTTACCGAGACCACGTGCACCAATTATAAGATTGACATCCGCGTTACGCGGCAATATCTGAGTTTTAAGCCTGTCATAGTAGTATTTCGCCATCCATGCTCACAATCCTTGGTGTTCCATCCCGCAAAACCAATTCGCGCGGTGTCGTGTTCACGGATCTATTATACACAGATCGCAAATACGTTATGTTCTCCGCATTCGCCTGTTTGTCGGACTCGCCCAGCCATCGCCCCGACGGATACAGCCCGACGGCCTCCGGCGTATCCACATGCGCCGTCTCGCCGCGATAGTCCGTGACATCACCTGTATAACGATCGCACGCATGCGGCCTATTGCGTTGCAAGGTGTGACATATCTCGTAATCCGCCAACACGTCATAGCCGAGCGACATTTGTACGGTTTCCGCGAAACCGTGCCCCGCATGCATGACATCGGCCACGAAGTCTTCAATGGTGTACATGCCGCCCGGGCGCGGGAGCCCGGCGCAAGTGACATGTACGCGCCCTTTCCTGTCCAAACTAATACGTGCTTTGTTCCACAGTTCCACGTGTTCGGCGTAGCGCGTGGCACCGCCGCAGTCCTCAACCTCGAACTTGCCGATATGGTCTAGCGTCGAGGCCATGTCGGGCGCGGTGTTTCGGACACGTCGCATGGTGTTGTTGATCGCGTTTTCGATCGCCTCATGCAGCGGCTCGAGCGCGTTCAGCAGTTCCACGTCGCTCACGTCGTCGTCGCAACTGATTTTCAGGCTATCGGTATCGCCGCCCGTGACCGTTACGCGTTCGCCGAAATGCCGGTATATCAGCATCATGGCTATCAATAGGTGCATTCTGCTTCCGGCTACGATTCGCATGCCGTACGTGTATAGGACTCGTGGCGTTTTCGGGCGTTTTTTAGCGAAATTCTCGGGAGTGCAGACAGTGGTTTTATCGACTTCGAGTTCGCCGGTTTCCGCCACGCGATAATCAGCTTTCATTACGTCCTGCGCCTGTGTGCCATAAATGCCGTTAAATTGCCCCTTGACGGTCGACCCATAATAGGACTGCAAAAATTTCACGCTCAGTTCGCCGGTTTTCGCGTCACGCGCGATACCCTCGGGAATGGAGTCGGGAATATCGCCCACGTACGGTGTTCCCTCGGTGTACCCCTTAATCAGGTTTTTGACATCGGTTTTGCGTGCAAAAAGCATGTTAGATTGCAGTGTGACGTAATCCGGCGGGATTATGGTTTTCGTGGTGCTTTCCCCGTACAATACGTGCATGTCATCATATGCATACACTTGTACGACATCCCATAATTCAATCTCGTTGACGTGCAGCACACATTTGTCCGCGCTGTACAATTTGCCGAAAGCGTATACCGGATTAACGGCGCTGTCCACATAACCGTGCGCACGGATACTGTTATCCTGAGTCTTCGCACGATCGTTGTTACTGTAATCAGTGTCAGCATGCAATGTACGCACGAATTTCGACCGTGGGCATATCGCTATACCCCATGCCGCGAAACACGTGCCTTTGCGCAGTCTCAGATTGCTAAAGCGTACGGCGACATGCAAGCCCATGCGAAAGGGGTCATCATAACGGCTCAACACGTCATCGAGCGACGTGGCCGCAATGCGTTCACAAGCAATCTGCAACAATCCAGACGGTGTAGGCGCGAATTTAACGGGTAGCCTACGCCCGTCGATGAACGCGTGATGCATCGAAGTCACATCCAACGACGCGACATTGTCCACGACAACGTTGGCCGTCTGCGCACTCGTAAACGTCAGGCCACCGCGAAAACACGCTTTGCGCAATGCATATGCCTCATAGTTTTTCGGGAACTCTTGATTACACGTCATTTCAAATGCGCGTCGCAAAGTGATCTTCTTGCCACCTTGCAACGTGACGCGCCGCCCGCCGATCTCACGGCGTGCCATCTGCCGTACAAGAGATGTCTTGGTCAATACGCGGCATCCCAGCATGTCGGACGTGAGCCAATGATTAGCACGCAAAAGCCATTGCAGATATTGCGGTATCACCTGCACATCACGACGTGCGTAGAACAATTCATCTTCGGTCAACGGCGTTTCGGGCGTGCGTACAAGCGTATAATCCCAGTCGCCCACCGCCTTGGGCAGACCGCATGTCTCGCCCATTGCACGCAACCCGCCCATCTCCAGATAAAACGTATCCCAAAAGCGGCACACCACGTTGCCGTCAACGCATAGATCGATCGTGTACACGCTTGTGCCCGTCTGCGCATTGACCTCGATCGCATACGACTGCGCCAATTCCAGCATGAGAGTCTGCATGTCAAACATCAGATTGTACGCTGCAATCACCGGCACGTAACCATGCGTGGCACCGTACTCTATAAGATCGTCGATATACGCGAGGGCGTCGTCGGCGTGTCGGTAATACCGTACGTCGTCCGTGCTGGCATCGTAAGACTCCACCGGCGTGTCGCGCAGATCATTAAATATATACAATATCGGGTATGCCCTTGTTTCGGTGCCGGCTTGTATATTAGTCGTCTCCGTATCGTAAACGGCGGCGACCCGAAACGGCTTGCGACTCCCCATCACCGTACCACGTCCGGCGACACCGCCACCAACCATATCGGACTGCCGCCGTCAACGTCCATGTAATCCTCTAAATCGCCTATATGCATTTTCATATTTTTGATGTATTCCAATACCTTTTCATTTCGTTGCATGATAGTATCAAAAAGCTCACTAAGCGAGTTCGCGCCGTAAGCCTCCATAATGGTCTCCAAACGTTTCTCAGGCGGTACATTCGGGCGCTGCCATATATTTTGTGTGTACCGCCAGAAAATCTTTATTTTCTCCCGCCCCATTTCGCCAAGCGCGGACGGCATACCCTTGGATGCCGCATGCATTTCCATTCTGAAAATATTAAACGCACGTCGCCGCTCTCCGCGTTTGCCGCCTCCGCCCCTTACGGTTGCGACCTGTCGTGTGAGCATGTCGGCTGCCTCATTAGCGCGAGCGTACGCCTCAGTGCGTAGCGCGTCGTGTCGGATACGCCCGACATAGGTCTGTTTCAATTGGGTTTCAAGCCGTTGCACGTAAGCCGTGCGGGCACGTCGTTCGCTTTCCGGCATGGTGTCCGTGATGCTTTTGCGTATCGTGTTAATCGCACGTTTCACGCGCATGCGTTTCGCTGTCAGGATGTCGGCTTGCTTGCGTGCTCTGGGCATACATACCACCACCTACGATAAAAAAGGGTGCCATAACCGGTTATGGCACCCTCATACAGTTTCATTGTCCTGTTTTGTCGCTCTTTTTTTCGTATTTCACTTGATTTCGAGGGACTTGATTGACCGACCGCCGCCGAGCGCGGTTTGCTTGACGACAACGGTAAGCCCGTCCGGCGCGTTGAAGTCGGGGAACATGTCGAAGATGTCCAAGACGCTTCGATAAATGCCCTCGGACTGACTGAAATACGTCTTTCCGTCCTTTGCGAACAGATAGACGTTGGCGCATTTCTGCCCCGTCTGGGAACGGACACCCGGCGCGACGTATACGCCCGTGACGGTCAACGGTTTATCCCCCAACGATGCAAGCGATGTCGCCGTGTTTCGCGCGTTGATGATGGCGCGTTTCCCATCGAACGTGCTAATATCCATTGTGCAGATGCACCGATAGTTGTTCACGACGGCTTCCATTGCCTCATTCGTGGTGTTGTTCACCTGTTCAATTTCCTGTGACATGATTGTATCCTTTTTTGTTACTCGTTATCGTTGTCGTTGTCGTTGCCGTTGTCGTTGATAGGTGTCGCGTGCCGGAAAAACATCTCGGCGGGCATTTCGTAAACCGTTTTCTTCACCTTGATGTCATCCACCAATACATTATACAGGCCGGCCTTCATCAACGCTTTCACGGCTTGCTCAGCGGTGCGAATATTACCATCAATAATAATATATTGCTGTTTGCCGTCACGATCGATATACGTGACCGTGCTACTGGAACGTGTCTTTTTAATATTCCTCATTATATTTCCTTTTCCTTGATTTATCAACGTTTTTTTTACGTTGACGTAAAATATATTACACAAAAAATCGGCGCACGCAAACGTGACACGCCGACTTTTAATATATATTAATATATTAATGTATCAATAACGCAAAACCTGACCCGGATAGATCAAATACGGGCGACTAATCTTATTAATCTTAGCGACATGCGGCCACTTAGACCCAAAAATAGACCACAAGCACTCACCAGCCCTAACGGTATGAGTACGCACGGGCGCAGTAGATACGTTATGCTTGTTCGGTCGCTTGTGCGGACGTTTACGTTCGCCAATCGCGTAAGCGTTCCACTGCCACCGAGCACCCCTGAAATAATCAAGGTCGATCGCACCGGCATAACCGGCAACACGCCCGTTGCCCGTATACTGGCGCATGGCCTCACCATACACGCCATAGCGCCACGGGCGCGACTGCCAACCAGTAACGGCATTGGATGCATACTGCGCAACCCATACCCCGCAATGCCGCCGCACATACGGGCTAAGCTGCCGCAACGCGGAAGCCGGTATATATATAACCGGCCAAACACACGTGCGTTCGTACACACGTTTCACCCAACGATCAACCCACGCGCCATTGCCAAACTGGGGATTATCATCACGTTCCCAGTCCAGCACAAGCACCGCGCGGCCAACATACTTCGTCACATGATCGACAAAATAATCAGCCTCACGACGAGCATCATTACCCATTGCATAATGATACGTGCCTATACTCTTGCCCGTGCCCGTCGCACGCACAAGCTGATAATCAGCAACCTGACTGACACCATTGCGCAAACACGTATTGTTAAAACCGCCAACCCCCCACGTGACCCCGGCCACGACAAAATCCGCATTAAGCTTACCAGTATCTATATTGCACTGCCAGTTGCTCACGTCAACACCACGCATATCCGCATTCGCGGACGGTGCAAGCACCAACAATGATACACAAAAACACGCAATGGCGCTACGCAACACGCGACGTATCATCATCATCATCGTTTCCCTTCTGCAACAAGCCTATAAGCTCCTCCGTCAACACATTATTTTTCGTCACAAGATCATTAAAATTTCTAAACGTCGTGGCAATAAACCAGGCCATAGCACAACACGCGACGATCGGGAAACCAATACTGCCGATCATGCTCACAACATCGTTAACATTCATAATACCTCCATAAAAGCCGTGACGCATCGAGCAATACGTCACGGCCTAATATATCATTAAACATATACATGTGGCCTATCCGGGAATCGAACCCGGCACACACATTTTATAAGAATGCCGCTCTAACCAACTGAGCTAATAGGCCAAAACACCACTATATCACATTATCACACATCTCCCTATAAACAACCATATTACGCAAGGCTTCATCAATCGTAAACCCACAACCAAGGTTCACATTAAACTTTCCACATCTACAACATACAAATACAAAATTATCAAAACAATATACTTTAAAAGCCGACCTAATCACTTTAACCTCCTACATCATTTTAACAACAAATACATTGCCGACAAACTCTAATCAACAATCAAACGACTCAAAACGTTTCAGCAGCTCCTCACGCATAAGCACAGGCAATTCCTCCACTTCAAACTTCCGAAACTCACCACAGCGCGAACGCTCCGCGCAAACAAACCGCCACGAACTCCTGTCATAGATAACTACAAATTGTGTACTCATTGGGACACCAGAATAAGACTTCGGAAAGTGCTGAGAATTCAAATCAACCCGGACAGTTAAACCTTTCATACTTTTTTTAGAACAGCTCGCAAACTTCTGATTAAGAACTGTAATCGCATAATATACATCACGAATATCAACAGTACGAGTACGTGCGAGACGGTTAGCAATGTTTAACTGAGATTGTATTTCTACGTCATGCTTGTGATTAAGAATAATATTCATTTTTTCTGCTCCTTTTTTAATGCTGTTTTTTTCTGACAATCCCAATAATACCACACCACAAACACAACACGCCGAAAACACGACAATTCTTTCACGCACACATTCACGTAGCACACAACACCGCACATGTCAACCAGCCCGGCGTGTCGCAGCTTAATGGGAACAATTCTCAATAGAGAGGGA